CAAAAAAGACCCGGACTGGCGCAACAGCCGCTACCGCTACATCCATGCCGCCCTGAAGGAAGTCGGGCAGCAAGACGAGCTGCCCCGACTGTTGATGGAACGCTACAGCGGACGGTCGCTGAAAGACCTTTCCGAGCTGGAGCTGGAAGCGCTCTACCGGGCGGTCGGGGAGAAGAAGAAAGCAGCGCGCCGGAACGGCGCTATCTAGATCGGCCCCGCAGGGTGTAGGGGCATCGCCCCTACTGCTGCGGCAAACACGAAACCAGGGGGAGTGATGTCAAACGATGGGTTTTCTGACGATGAAGAAAAAAACGCTGGGGTTCAGCACTTCCACGACACGGTCAGCGGTGGCGTGGCTGGCCGCGACATCATCAATGAGGCTTCGCAGATGCTGTGGGACTGCGAGACGCCAGACCTGAAGCGCGAGTTCAGGCGGTGCAAGGCCAAGCTCTGGCAGATGCGCCGCGACATTTTCCTCAGCATCCCGTTCTTCTGGTTCCTGGCTGGGGTGCTGGGGTCGGTGTGGCTGCTGCTGTCCGGCACCTGGTTCAAGATCGCAGGGCAGCTCTGGATGTTCGCCTGGCTGATTGGCGCGATGATGATCCCGTCGCTGTGGCTGGCCGCCATTCGCCAGCGCAAGGGCAAGATGATCGCCTACTACCGCGAGCGCATCGAGATCATCGACACGGTCCTGCAGGACAGAACGTAAGGGAGGGAAATAATGCCGACACTCGACGAGATTCAAGCCCAGTTGAAACGCATCGACGGCATCAGCCACCTACTCGGCCGCAAAGAGATCAAGGAGCTTCCCGCAATCCTTTGGGAGGACGAGCAGGTTGAACACATGGTTCAGGGCATCTACAACAACGGGCTCGGCGCCTTGTTTGCCACCAACAAACGGCTTCTCTTTGTGGACAAGGGAATGCTCTTCGGTCTCAAGGTTGAGGACTTCCCTTACGACAAGGTCACCTCGATTCAATACGAGACGGGGATGCTCCAGGGGAAGCTGACGATCTTCGCCTCCGGAAACCGCGCAGAGATCACCAACTGCGGGAAGGCGCTTGTACGTGGCATTGCCGAATACGTGCGGGCAAGAATTTCCTCGGCGCAGGTAAGTAAGGCATCACTCTCGCCTGCCCGCGGCGACGATGTCATCAGCAAGCTAGAGCGGCTGGCCAGGCTCAAGGAGCAAGGGATTCTCAGCGACGACGAATTCCTGCAGCAGAAAGCTCGAATACTGGCCTGACGCCTGCGGTTACAACAACAAGGAGCAATGCAATGTCGATTCTGGCTGGGCTTATTGCCCTCTTGGGGTGTCTGTTCTTGCTGGTAGCGGCTCTTGGTGTGATCGCCCCATCGATCTTCAAGGACAAGAAGACGGGCGATGTGCCAAAGCGCTTGCGCCTCGCAGTCAGCGGCATTGCGGCGTCATTCATCGCCTTCGTGATTGCCGGCGCACTGCTGCCAGATGCCCCGCCTGCAGCGGATGAAACGTCGTCCGCAGCAACTCCGGCCGCCGAGCCGGATGCGTCTACGCCTGATGTGGCGACCGAAGTGGCTGCCGTTTCTGCGGAACAGCCGACTGCGCCAGAGCCGACGTATGAAGAGCCCCTCGAGCTGGCCGACGCGCGGCGCTTCGCGGACAACACCTTGCGCGTCATCAACGAGGCTGAACAGTCATTGAACGATGGCATCCAGCTGGGGGACCGCGCCGGCATCACGCGGCATGTGTGGAGGCCGCTGCAAGCGGAGCTTGATCGATGGCCCACGTTGATAGGGCGCCATCCTGACGACCAGCGCGAACACTTTTTGGACTGCCAGGATGCCGCCTTGAAGCTCCAGATGCTGTCGCATGGCGTGACGCGCGAGAGAACCGTTGAGAGCATGAAGTACTTGCGCAAAGATGAAGCTGAGTATCGCAAGGCAAAGCAGCGGTGCGAACAGCAGGTCAAAGCGACCGATAGCCAAATCAAAGCCGCCGCCGCTCTCTAAACCAGATTAAAAGACCGCCCCCCGCATGCCGCCGAACATGGCGGCATGTTCATTTCAGGGGGTTGTCATGCTGCCGAATCGCAAGCTGCCGTGGCCCGTCATCTGGCCGGCAGTGGAAGAAATCGCCCGCTCGGAGGGCTGCCGCCTCGTCGCCTACCGTGACATCGCCGGTATCTGGACCATCGGCTGGGGCCACACCCGGGGCGTCAGGGCCGGTGACGCCATCACCCAGGAAGAAGCCGACCGGCGCCTGCTCGACGAGCTGCACGGCTTTGCCGAGGGCGTGATCGAGCGGCTCACGCGCCCCGCCAGCGCCTGGCAGTTCGGCGCCATGGTGAGCCTGGCGTACAACATCGGCCTTGCCGCCTTTGCCGGCAGCTCGGTGCTGCGGGCGCACAACGCGGGCGACTTTGCCGCTGCCCGGCGTGCCTTCGAGCTGTGGAACAAGGCCACCATCGACGGCCGCAAACAGGTGGTCGCGGGCCTCGCCGCTCGCCGTGCGCGCGAAGGCGCCCTCTACGCCCGGCTCGGCACCACGGCCGTGCCGCCGGAGGTGGCGTGATGCGCGCGCCCGATGCCGCCTCCAGTCCCGCAGGCCGGGGTGATCTCTCGGCCGCCCAGGCCTGCAAGCCCTGGTGGCAAAGCCGCACGCTGTGGCTCAACGCCAGCGCCGCCGCGCTGCTGGCGCTGGAATCCGCCTGGGGCGTGCTGCAGCCGATCGTGCCGGTGAACTTCTACGTGCTGATGGCGGTGCTGCTGCCGGTGGCCAACGCCATGTTGCGCGTGCTCACCAGTCAGGGGGTCAGGCTGTGATGCGCTGGCTTCTGCCCCCATTCCCGCCGCCGGATCTCGTGTTGTCGATGCTGCCGCGGCTGTCCTTTCCGCTCGGCACCGTGCCGGTTCCGCTGATCCGCCAGGGCCGCGTCTCCGGCATCCGCGCCGCCAACGCGCCACAGCCAGCAGAGGGCGCGCCATGTTTGAACGCGCCCCTCGTCACGACACGGTTGAACGCTCTGCTGGCCGCCCTGGTGCTGGCTGCCGCCACGGCCCNNGTGGGCGGTGGCGTGGGCTATGGACTCGGCTACCGCTTGGCAAAGGCGGGCGGCGACGCCGCCTTCGCCAAGCTGGAGCGCGAACACGCCACCCGCGAAACCAAGGCGGCCGAAGCCGCTCTGGTGCGACTCCAGGGCGCCCAAGCCCGTGGCGACGCCCTGGAAGCCCGCCTGGCCGCCGAAGAGGCCTCCCGTCAATCCCAAGCCCAGGAGCATGACCGTGAAATCAAGCGCCTCACCACTGGCCGCCCTTGTCTTAGCGCTGGCGCTGTCCGGCTGCTCAACGAACCCGGCGCCCGCCACGGCGCTGCAGCCGTGCCCGCGCCCACCGGCGGGGCTGCTGCAGCCGATGCCCCCGCTGCCAGCGATACCGACGTCGCTGGCTGGATCGACCGCGCCACCCGCCAGTACGACGCCTGCCGAGGCCGCCTCGGCGCGCTGATCGACTGGCACCAGGAGGTGCCCGATGGACATCGCTGACCAAGCCAGTGAGCGCGAGGTGGCCGACCGCGAATTCGCCCTTGCTGCGCAGCGCGCTGCCCGCCCGGCCGGGCGCTCGGCCTCGCACTGTCTGGACTGCGGCGAGCCGATCCCGGAAGCGCGCCGGCAAGCCGTGCCCGGCGCCACGCTCTGCGTGGAATGTCAGACCGCTCAAGAACATCAAGGGAGAACCCGCGCATGACCGTACAAGTTGAGTTCTGGCAGCTGATTACGCTGCTGATCTCGTTCCTCGGCTTTCTCGCCGCCGCCGGGAGGCTGCTGCTGTCGCAGATCGACCGCCGCCTGAATGAGCGCTTTGAGACGATCGAGAAGGCCAGGGAGGAAGGTCAGGCCACGTGGCGGCAGACGTTCTCGCAACACCTCGACGAGGAGCGGCGCGAGACCGATCTGCTGCGCAACATCGAGCGCGAATTCCTGCGCTTCCAGGCCGAGCTGCCGCTGCAGTACGTCCGCCGCGAAGACTACGTCCGGGGCCAGAGCGTGATCGAGGCGAAGCTCGACGCCCTCTACAACAAGCTCGAAGTCGTTCAAATGAAGGGAGCAAACAATGGTTGACCACAGCAAGGTACGGCGCGAATCGATGCGCTGGAACCTCATCAACACCCTCGACAAGGCCCGGCCGCACACCAGCAGCGAGCAGTTCCTGCTCGACGTCATGCGCGCGATCTACCCGGATGCAACAGCGCTGGAAGTGCGGCGCGAGCTCGACTACCTGGCCGACCGCAAGTTGGTCGATCTGAACAAGACACCCTCCGGCGCGTGGTTCGCGGACCTCACCCGCTACGGCGTCGACATCGCCGAGTACACCATCGACTGCGCGCCCGGCATCGCCCGGCCGGTCAAATACTGGGCGGCCGGCTGATGGCCCGCCGCTCGAGCATCGACGGCCTGCCCGAGGACGTTCGGCGCTGGCTGGAGCGCGCGCTCGCGGAGAACAACTTCAGCGGCTACCAGGCGCTGGAGGAAATGCTGCGCGACAAGGGCTACCAGATCAGCAAGTCGGCCATCCATCGCTACGGCCAGAAGATCGAACGGCGCTTTGCCGCGATCAAGGCCAGTACCGAAAGCGGCGCGGTTCCTCACCGAGGGCGCGGCCGACGACCACGGACGCGCGTTCCGAGGCGGTGATCGCGCTGGTGCAGACCGAGCTCTTCGAGTCGATCATCAATCTGCAGGAGGCCGGTGACGAGGGCCTGGAGCCGGCCGAGCGGATCGGGCTGTTGTCCGGCGCCGCCAAGAACATCGCCACGCTCGCGCGCGCCAGCGTGAACCAGAAGAAGTTCCGTCTCGAAGTGCAAGCGCGCGCCGAAGCGGCCGCAGCCAACGTCGAGAAGATCGCCAAGAAAGGCGGCCTGTCGGCCGAGTCGGTGGCAGCGTTGCGCCGCGAAATTCTGGGGATTGCCGGATGACCAAGATCGCCGGTGGACTCTGGGTGCTGGTCATCGTGTGGGCGCTGTTTCTATGACCATGCCCGTTCAGCTCCCCAATACCGCCGCGATCGAAGCGCCGCCCGTGCTGATGGCGTATCAGCAGCGCTGGGTCGCCGACAAATCGCCGCTCAAGGTCATCGAGAAGAGCCGCCGGACGGGTCTTACTTGGGGCGAGGCCGCCGACGACGTACTGACCGCCGCATCCCACCGTTCGGCCGGCGGGCAGAACGTCTACTACATCGCGTACAACCAGGACATGACCATCGAGTACATCCAGGCGTGCGCGATGTGGTCTCGGGCCTTTAACCACGCCGCCTCGGAGATCGAGGAAGGGTTCTGGGAAGGCGACGACGCCGACAAGAACATCAAGACCTTCACGATCCGCTTTCCGGCCTCGGGCTTTCGCATCGTCGCGCTGACCAGCCGGCCGTCCAACCTGCGCGGCCGCCAGGGCACGATCGTGATCGACGAGGCGGCCTTCCACGACCAGCTCGACGAGCTGCTCAAGGCCGCGCTCGCGATGCTGATCTGGGGCGGGCGGGTGCGCGTCATATCGACGCACAACGGCACCGAGAACCCGTTCAACGAGCTGGTGGAAGACATCCGCGCCGGCAAGCGCAAGGGCGCCGTGCACCGGATCACATTTCAGGAAGCCGTGGCCGATGGGCTGTACCGCCGCGTCTGCTTGCGCCTGGGCAAGGAATGGACGCCTTCTGATGAGGCGGCGTGGATGGCCGACGTCTACGCCTTCTACGGCGACGGCGCCGAGGAAGAGCTCGACTGCGTGCCGGCCAACTCGGGCGGCGCCTGGCTGTCCCGCGCGCTGATCGAGTCGCGCATGTCTGCCGACACGCCGGTGTTGCGCTGGGAGTGCAAAGCCGGCTTCGAACTGCTGCCCGACCACATCCGCGCCGCCGAGTGCCGCGACTGGCTGGAGGCGACCCTCGCGCCGCTGCTGGCCACCCTGCCGGCGAATGCGATCTCCTTCAACGGCGAGGACTTCGGCCGCAGCGGCGACCTGACCGTGCATGTGCCGTTGATTCAGGCGCAGAACCTGGTGCGCCGCGTGCCCTTCATTCTGGAGCTGAGGAACGTCCCGTTCCGCCAACAAGAGCAGATCGCCTTCTTCCTGATGGACCGCCTGCCGCGTTTCACGGGCGGTGCCTTCGACGCCCGCGGCAACGGCCAGTATCTCGCCGAGGTCGCGATGCAGCGTTACGGCGCGTCGCGCATCCAGCAGGTGATGCTGTCCGAGTCCTGGTACCGCGAGCACATGCCGCCAGTGAAGGCCGCGCTGGAGGACGGCACGCTGGCCGACCTGCCGAAGGACGCGGACGTGCTGGCCGACCTGCGCACCGTCCAGGTCATCAAGGGCGTGCCGCGCATCCCCGAGGCCCGCACGACCGGCGAGGACAAGGGCAAGCGCCACGGTGATGTCGCCGTGGCGGTGGCGCTGGCCTACTTCGCCAGCCGCGAAATCAACAAAGGCCCGGTGACGGTGAAATCGCGCCGCCGGCGCATGGGCCGAAGAATCACCGAGGGGTACCACGAATGAAACGCAAGGGCCTGTGGGTCAGCCCCACTGAGTTCGTCCAGTTTGGCGAGCCGAAGAAGTCGCTCTCCGCGCAGATCGCCACGCGCGATCGCAGCATCGACTTCTACGGGCTGGGCATGTACCTGCCCAACCCGGACCCGGTCCTGAAGGCGCGTGGGCAAAGACATCAAGGTCTATCGCGAACTGCGCGCCGACGCCCACGTCGGCGGCTGCATCCGCCGGCGCAAGGCGGCGGTGAAGGGTCTCGAATGGGGCTTGGACCGCGACAAGGCCAAGAGCCGCGTGGCCAAGTCGATCGAGGCCATCTTCGCCGACCTCGACCTCTCGCGGATCATCACCGAGATGCTCGACGCCGTGCTGTACGGCTATCAGCCGATGGAGGTGATGTGGGGCAAGGTCGGCGGCCTGCTCGTGCCGGTCGACATCGTCGGCAAGCCGGCCGACTGGTTTCTCTACTCGCCGGAGAACGAACTGCGCTTTCGTTCGCGGCAGGCGCTGGTGCAGGGCGAGGAGCTGCCGCCGCGCAAGTTCCTCGTGCCGCGGCAGGACCCGAGCTACGACAACCCGTACGGCTTTGCCGACCTGTCGATGGTGTTCTGGCCGACGACGTTCAAGAAGGGCGGCTTGAAGTTCTGGGTGCAGTTCACCGAGAAGTACGGCGCGCCCTGGGTCATCGGCAAGCACCCGCGCAGCAGCCAGCCCGAAGAAACAGATCTGCTGCTCGACAGCCTGGAGAGCATGGTGCAGGACGCCGTCGCGGTGATCCCCGACGATTCCAGCGTCGAGATCAAGGAAGCTGCCGGCAAGACCGGCAGCGCCGAGGTCTATGAGCGGCTGCTGCACTTTTGCCGCTCCGAGGTGTCGATCGCGCTGCTCGGGCAGAACCAGACCACCGAAGCCGACAGCACGCGCGCCTCGGCCCAGGCCGGGCTGGAGGTCACCCGCGACATTCGCGACGGCGACAAGGCGATCGTTGAAGAGGCTTTCAACACGTTGATCCGCTGGGTGTGCGAGATCAACTGGAGCGGCGGCGCCCGCCCGATGTTCGAGATGTGGGAGCAGCAGGAAGTCGACAAGGTGCAGGCCGAGCGCGACGAGATCCTGACGAAGGCCGGCGCCAAGCTCACGCGCACGTATTTCATGCGCGCCTACGACCTCGCCGAAGAGGATATCGAGGAGGCGCCGCCCGCCCCGGAGCCGCGCGCGCCGCGGCCGGATGCCGCGCCGGCCGAGTTTGCGGAGGGCGAAAGCGGTTTTCCGGATCAGCAGGCGCTCGACGAGGCCGTCGCGGCGCTGTCGGCCGAAGCCCTCGACGAAGAGGCCGGCGCCCTCCTGCGGCCGCTCCTGGACGATCTCGTCGCCGCCCGGGATGAAGACGCGGCGATGGCACTGCTCGGCCAGGCATACCCGCAGCTCGACAGCCGCCTCCTCGAGGGGCGCCTCGCGCAGCTCCTCTTCGCCGCCGAGCTCGTCGGCCGCCTCAGCGCCGCGGACGAGACCCGCGCATGAGCACGCTCGACACCGCCGAAATCGAGGCCGTCTTCCGCCTTCCGCCGGCCGAGGCGATGGCCTACCTCGCCGCCAAAGGCGTCGCCGTCACCTGGGACTTCCAGGAGATGCTCGACGCCGCGCACCAGCGCGCCTTCACCGCCGCGGGTCATCCTCAAGGTCGATGCGCTCGAAGCGATCCGCGACAGCCTGGTGCGCGCCATGGAAGCGGGTTCAGCCGTACCGCGAATGGCTCAAGACGGTCGGCCCGGAGCTGGAAAAGCGCGGCCTGCTCGGACGTCACAAGCTCGTGAACCCCGAGACCGGCGAGCTGAAGACGCTCACGCCCTGGCGTCTGCGCACGATCTACCAGACCAACCTGCAGTCGGCCTTCATGGCCGGGCGCTACGCGCGGATGCAGGCCGCGACGGAGAGCCACCCCTACTGGCAGTACGTTGCAGTCATGGACAGCCGCACCCGGCCCGCGCATGCGGCGCTCAACGGCCGCACCTTCCGTCACGACGACGCCATCTGGTCGGCCGGCTTCTTTCCGCCGCTGGGCTACAACTGCCGCTGCCGCGCCCGCCCGATGTCGGAGGTCGCGGTGAAGCGCGAAGGCATTGCGCTGTCCAGCTCGCAGGGGCGCCTGTCGCAGGTCGACGTCGAAGTCGGCCGCGGCGACGCTGCCCGCCCAGCCAAGGTCGCGCGCTTTGAGGCCGCGCCCGGCAAGTTCGTGGCCACCGACCCCGGCTTCGCGCACTCCCCGGCGGATGCTGCGAAATGGCTCGAAGAGAGCCGCCAGCAGCGCCTGGCCGCCTTTCAGCAACGGGTCGGGCGCACATGATCACGATCGACATCGACTCGCGGCAGCTGCAGACGGCGCTCGCCAACCTCGAGCGCGCCGGCCGCGACCTGCGCCCGGCGCTCAACGCGATCGCCGCCGAGCTCGTCTCGCAGACCGAGGCCAACTTCGCTCCGGAAGGGCGGCCGAAGTGGCAGCCGCTCGCGGCTTCCACGATCGCGCAGCGCGACAAGCGCGGCGCCTGGCCGGGGAAGATCCTGCAGGTTTCCTCCGGCGGCCTCGCCGCGGACATTTCGACCGAGGTGGGCCCCGCCTTCGTGCGCGTCGGCTCGGGCAAGGAATACGCCGCCATCCACCAGCTCGGCGGCGAAGCCGGGCGCGGGCGCAAGGTGCACATCCCGGCGCGGCCCTTTCTGCCTTTCACCGGCGACCCGGGGTCGGGCAGCGGTCAACTGCAGCCGCAGGCCGCCGAGGCAGTGCTCGACATCGTGCTCGGCCATCTGAAAAGGGCGGCCGGCGTGTAGGCGCTCTGGCGCCGCCGCCTCCTCACGGACGCCCGACGATAGCGCCGCGCCCCGTTCGGGGTGTTGCCGCGCTTTATAAAGGCCTTGCACGCGGCAGTTCAACCCGCGTCTGCCCGTGCGTTTCTGGCTTCGCCGGAATTTCGGTTTCACCGGCGCGCGGAATTGTAAAGTCGATTAAAAGACCGCTCCTCGTCTGCCGCCCAACATGGCGGCATGAACTCCACCAAGCCGCTCCACATCTTCAAGCCCGGCCGCCGCACTGCGATGTCTGGTGTGACGCTGGATTTCTCCGAATCCGACCTCGAGGCGAGCGCCCGCGCCTACGACCCGACCAAGCATGAGGCGCCGATCGTCATCGGCCACCCCAAGCACGACGCCCCGGCCTACGGCTGGGTGAAGTCGCTGGCCGCTGGCGCCGAGGGCCTCAACGCCGAGCCGCACCAGGTCGATGCCGACTTCGCCGAGCTGGTAGCCGCCGGCCGCTACAAGAAGATCAGCGCCAGCTTCTACCTGCCCGATGCCCCCAACAACCCGGCGCCCGGCGTCTATTACCTGCGCCACGTCGGCTTCCTGGGTGCCCAGCCCCCGGCAGTGAAGGGCCTCAAGCAGGCCGAGTTCGCCGATGCCGAAGACGGCGTGGTCGAGTTCGGCGAGCTCGGCTGGGGCATGGAAACGAACGCCGGCCTGTGGCGCCGCATGCGCGAGTGGCTGCTGGCGAAATTCGGCCAGGAAACAGCCGACCAGATCGTGCCGGACTGGCAGATCGAATCCATCCGCGAATCCGCGCGCCAGGACGACGACGTCTCGCGCGCCGCCTTCGCCGACCCTGTTCAACCCACCCCCGAGGAGAAGCATGCAGTGACCCCCGAGCAAAAGGCCGCGCTGGAGGCCGAAAACGCCCAGCTCAAACAGCGCCTGGCTGACGCCGAGGCGCGCGAGAAGACGGCCGCCGCGGCCCGGCGCCACGGCGAGCACGTCGCCTACGCCGAGCAGCTCGTCGGCGAGGGCCGGCTCGCCCCGAAACAGAAGGATGCCGTTGTCGCTTTCCTCGGCGCCGTCGCTGGCGCGCCGCTGGAGTTCGGCGAAGGCGACGCCAAGCAGCCGCTGGCGACCGCGTTCAAGAGCTTTCTCGCCGAGCTGCCGAAGGTGGTCGAGTTCGGCGAGCGCGCGACCAAGGACAAGGCCGCTCAGTCGGCCGACGGTGACGCGGTCGACTACGGCGAGAACGTCGATCAGGACCGTCTCGCTCTCGACCGCAAGATCCGCGAGCACATGCAGGCGCACCAGGTCGATTACGCGACCGCCGCGGCGCGCCTGGTCAAGTAACCCACCCAGGAGAGATCGATGGGCCGTTTATCCAAGCTGCGGGTCGTGGACCCGGTACTCACCAATCTGGCCACCGGCTACACGAATGAGCAATTCGTCGGCGACCAGCTCATGCCGTTCGTGCTGGTCGACAAGGAAGGCGGCAAGATTCCGCTGTTCGGCAAGGAGCATTTCAAGATTTACCTGACCGAGCGCGCGCTGCGCGCCAAGTCCAACCGCATCAACCCGGAAGACATCGGCTCGGTCGACGTCGCGCTCGACGAGCACGACCTGGAATACCCGATCGACTACCGCGAGGACGCCGAGAGCGCCTTTCCGCTGCAGGCCCGCGCCACCCACTCCGTGGTCGAGGGCATCCGCCTGCGCCACGAGGTGATGGTCGCCGACATGGTGCAGAACCCGGCCAATTACGCGGTCGGCAACAAGATTGCGCTGGCCGGAGCCAGCCAATTCACCGACCCGTCCAGCGACCCGGAGGGCGTGGTGTCGGACGCCAAGGCCGCAGTGCGCGCCAAGGTGATCCGGGAGCCCAACACGCTGGTGATGGGCTACGCCACCTGGCGCGCGCTCAAGCGCCATCCGCAGCTCAAGGCGATCCTCTCCGACACCCGGCCGCGCCTGGTGCAGCTCGCGGACCTGCGCGAGATCTTCGAGATCGACAACATCGTCGTCGGCCGCGCCGTCAAGGCGAGCGACGCCGGCGTCACCAGCGACATCTGGGCCGACAACATGGTGCTGGCCTACGTGCCGGGCGCCGGCGGCGGCCGCAGCCCGTACGAACCGAGCTTCGGCTACACGCTGCGCAAGAAGGGCAACCCGGTGGTCGATACCCGTACCGAGGACGGCAAGATCGAGCTGATCCGCAACACCGACATCTTCCGCCCCTTCCTGCTCGGGGCCGATGCGGGCTACCTGATCAGCAATACCAACGCGTGATGGGGGTTGTGATGGAGAAGAAGTTCTGCCTGGTCGGCGCCACGCCGATCCTCATCGACGGCGAACGCTACGAGCCCGGCGACGTCGTCGGCCTCACGGACAAGGAGGCCGCCGGCCTCAAAGGCTACGTGTCCCCCGCGCCAGTCGAGGCTGCGCCGGCCGCCCTTGCGTCTGCAAAGTCCGCCGATCGGGCCGGTGACGAACCCGCAACGCCCAAGAAAGGAGCTAAAGCGTGAAGACCCAACAAATCCTGCTGACCACGTCGATCCCCGCCGCGGCCGCACTCACCCGGCTGCGCTTCGTCGGCCTGACCGGCAACGTCTGCGCGGCCGGGGCCAAGGCGCTGGGCACCGCCGAGACTGACGCCGACGCGGGCGAGCAAGCCCCGGTCAATACCCACGGCATCCTGCTGGTGGAAGCCGGCGCCGCGATCGCTGCCGGTGCCGAGGTCGAAAGCAATGCCGACGGCAAGGCGATCACCAAGGCCGCGGGCGCCTCGAACGGCTTCGCCCTGGACGCCGCTACCGCGGCCGGCGACGTGATCCGCATCGCGCGGGGGATCTGATGGACAACCAGCACAAGCTCATCGCCGGCTACCGCGACCTGACCGAGGACGAAATCGCCTTGATGAACGAGGTGAAGGCCAAGGCGGCCGAGGTCGGCACGCTCGTGGAGAAACTGCGCGAGCGCCTGCCGGCCTTCAAGATGGACGGTGAGCCCGTCCAGGTGGGCGACCAGACCCTGATCGGCGTCAGCGCAGAGGCTTACGAGACCGACCGCTGGATGACGATCGGCCAGGACCACCTGCAGCAAGGCTTCATGGCGCTGACGCGCGCCGTGGCGCGGCCGACGACGTTCTGAGGCGGCCATGCCTTACTGCTCGCTCGCCGACCTGCAGCTGGCGATTCCGCCGCAGACGCTGATCTGGCTCTCGAACGACGACGAGTCGGCCACCGTGATGAACCAGGCGGTGGTCGAGGAAGCCGTCAGGCAGGCCGAAGAGCTGGTCGATGCGCACCTGCGCGGGCGCTACATCCTGCCGCTCGCGCCGGTGCCGTCGGTCGTCAAGGACATGACGGTCAATCTGGCGCGGCACTGGCTGTATGCCCGGCGCCCGGAAGGCGCCGACCTGCCCGACGCGGTCACCCGCACCTACAAGGCAGCCCTGCAGATGCTCGAATCGATCCGCGACGGCAAGCTCACGATCGGCGTGCCGACCGGGGAAGCCGCGCCCGAGCCGGGTGAGATGAAAGTGCGCGCGCGGGGGCGCCGCTTCGACGCTGATCTGCTGGACCGCTACTGATGGCGACGACGCTGGAAATCATCGACGCCGCGGTGGCTCGCTTGAAGGTGAGGCTCCCTCAGTTCGCCGTCGAGCACTTCCCCGACCGCCCGTCGGAATACCGTCTGAACCACCCCAAGGGCGCGCTGCTGGTGAGCTACCTCGGGAGCCAGTTCGACACGACTGTCGATGTCACGTACATGGCCCAGCCGCGCACCGTGAAGCTGTCGGTGACCGTGGTGCTGCGCCAGCTCAACGGCCGCGGCGGCGCGGTCGATGTGGTCGATGCGGTGCGTCAGGTGCTGGTCGGCTTCCGGCCGCCCGACTGCCGCAAGCTCCGTGCGGTGTCCGAGAAGTTCCTCGGCGAGACGGCGGGCCTGTGGCAGTACGCCGTCGACGTGGCCTGCGAGGCAATGATCGTCGAAGACGCCGACGTCAACACCGAGACCCCCCTGACTCTAGTCAATTACGAGGAAACCTGACCCATGAAGTACCGCTACAGCGGCCCGACCAGCGGCGTGACGCTGCAACAGGGCGAAGAGACGCAAGAAGTCATGCTCCACGCCGGCGCCGAGGTCGAGCTGCCCGAAGAGCACGAGTACACCAAGACCCTGCTGGCACTCGGCCATCTGAGTCCGGTGGCATCGGCCAAGGGCGTCAAGGCGAAGGGGCACGGCAATGCCTGATCGCGATTTCATCACCCGTCAGCAGGTGATCCGCCGCGCCATCCTCGCCGCGCTCTACGACAAGCGCCGGCAGGGGCAATCGGGTTACAGCCGGGATCTGACTCACGCGCTCGGGCATGCCCCGGCCGAGTGCGAGTTCGCCCTGGATTACCTGGTCGAGGCGGGCCGGGTCAAACGCGAATCCATCCACTGCCGCATCACCGCGCAGGGCATGGACCATTTCGAAGCGGAGGAATAAGCGATGGCTGCAAACTACTTGCATGGCGTCGAAACGATTGAAGTCGAGCGCGGCCCGCGTCCTGTTCGCACGGTCAAGTCGGCCGTGATCGGGCTGATCGGCACGGCGCCGATCGGCGCGGTCAATGTTTCCACTCTTGCCCTGTCCGAGAAGGACGCGGCCGCCTTTGGCCCGCAGCTTCCGGGCTTCACCATCCCTCAGGCGCTGGATGCGATCTACGACCACGGCGCCGGCACGGTGATCGTGATCAACGTGCTCGACCCGGCGACCCACAAGACCGCCGTGGCCGACGAGGTGATCGCCTTCGACGCCTCGACCGACCGGGCGAAACTCGCCCACGGCGCGGTGGCCGCCCTGGTGCTGAAGAGCACCGATGGCGCGACCACCTACGTGGCCGGCACCGACTACGCCGCCGACCTGGTCACCGGCGAGATCGTCCGCGTCAAGGGCGGCGGTAGTCACGGCCGGGGGCGGCGCCAAGGCGAACTACGACTATGCTGACCCAGCCAAGGTCACGGCGGCCGATATCATTGGTGCGGTCGATGCAGCGGGCGTGCGCACGGGTCTCAAGGCACTGAAGGACACCTACAACCTGTTCGGCTTCTTCGCCAAGATTCTGATCAGCCCGGCCTTCTGCACCCAGAACTCGGTGGCAACCGAGTTGATTGCGATGGCCGATCAGCTTGACGCCATCGCCTACGTCGACGCGCCCATCGGCACCACCTTTGCCCAGGCGCTGGCGGGCCGCGGCCCGTCTGGCACGATCAACTTCAACACCTCGAGCGACCGCGTGCGGCTGTGCTACCCGCATGTGAAGGTGTACGACCCGGTGGCCAATGCCGAGCGCCTGGAGCCACTCTCCGCCCGTGCGGCCGGCCTGCGCGCAAAGGTCGACCGTGGACTCGCGGCTTCGTGGTGGTCGAGCCTCCAACCNNGAGCTCGCCGGCGTGATCGGCGTCGAGCGCCAGCTCTCGGCGATGATCGATGACCCGCAGTCCGAGGTGAACCTGCTCAACGAGGTCGGCATCACCACGGTCTTCAACAGCTACGGGACTGGCTTGCGCCTGTGGGGCAACCGCACCGCCGCGTGGCCGACCGTCAGCCACATGCGCAACTTCGAGAACGTGCGCCGCACGGGCGACGTGATCAACGAGTCGCTGCGTTACTTCAGCCAGCAGTTCATCGACATGCCGCTCAACCAGGCGCTGATCGACGCCTTGCTGGAATCGGTGAATGGCTACGGCCGCAAACTGATCGGCGATGGCGCGCTGCTGGGCTTCAAGGCGTGGTTCGACCCGGCGAGAAACGAGCAGACGGAGCTTGCGGCCGGACACTTGCTGATCAACTACAAGTACACGCCGCCGCCGCCGCTGGAGCGCCTGACGTTCGAGACCGAGATCACCTCGGAATACCTGCTGACCCTGAAGGGAGCCAAGTAAATGGCGGGCAAGATCGAAATCAACCGCATCACCAACGCCAACGTCTATGTAGAACGGCAACTCGCTGCTCGGCCGGGCCGAAGAGATCAAGCTGCCGGACGTCTCGGCCATCATGCAGGAGCACAAGGCGCTCGGCATGGTCGGCAAGATCGAGCTGCCGGCAGGCTTCGACAAGCTCGAAGGCGAGATCAAATGGAACTCGCTGTACAAGGACGTGGCCAAGACCGTGGCCAACCCGTACAGGGCGGTGCAGCTGCAGTGCCGCTCCAGCATCGAAACGTATGGCGCCCAGGGGCGCGTCGAGGAGCTGAGCCTGGTCACCTTCCTGACCGTGATGTTCAAGAAGAACCCGCTCGGCACCTTCAAGCAGCACGAGAACGCCGAGTTCGCGTCGAGCTTCGGCGCCACCTACATCAAGCAGGTGATCGACGGCGAGGAGGTGCTCGAACTCGACTACATGGCCAACATCTTCCGCGTCGGCGGCGAGGACATGCTGGAAACCTACCGCGCGAACATCGGCGGCTGATCCCGTCTCTACCCCAAGCCCGGCCCGGCCTTCGCGCCGGGCTTTTTTCATCTGCGCTAAAAGACCGCGCCCGCGGTCGCCGCCATGATGGCTGTGTTCATTCACGGAGCCCGTCATGGAAATCACCCTCAAGCACCCCTTCACCAACGCCGCCGGTCAGCGCATCGAGAAGCTGACGATGCGCCGCGCCAAGCGCGCCGACATGAAGGCCGCGGCCAAATACAGCAAGGATGAGGCCGAGCAGGAAGACTTCCTGTTCGCGCAGATCACCGGGCTGACGCTGGAAGACGTCGACCAACTCGACCTGGCTGACTCGAAGGTGCTGCAAGACTCCTTTCGCAGCATGGTGGGCGACTGACGAAGCGCTGCGTCCGCTGGACGAAGTGCTGCTCACGGCGCTTCGCATACAGCCGTCCGAAATCGACGGTCTCGCCATGGACGATTACTGGTTCTGGGTCGGGGTCGCCGAGCGCGAGATCAGGCGGCGGCGCGAAATGATGCAGGCGTTTTACGGCCGGTAAGCACCGACGCAGCGGCTTCCTACAACAAGGTTTCAGTATGGCCAACGAACTACTTGTAGGCGTCAGGATCGGTGCTGCGTTGTCGGGCACTTTCCGTACGGCGTTCGACTCTGCGCGCGGCACCTCGCGCCGCTTGGGTCAGGCGGCCGACGAGCTGCGCGCAAAACATGCCCGGTTGGGCGAAGTGATGGCGCGTGCGATGGCGCATCCGACGCGTAACGTCGGCGAGCTGCGCCGCCAGTACGAACGGCTCGGCCGGACAATCGACCAGCTGCGCGCCAAGCAGGAACGGCTCGCTGCGAGCATGGCGCGCGGCGAGGCGCTCAAGGCGGCGCGTGCCGATCTGCGCGGCCAGGCGTTGGAGACAGGCGGCACTGCGCTCGCCCTGGGCGCGCCGGTCGTGCAATCGGTGCGTCTGGCAGCTGGATACGAAGATGCCATCAAAGACATCGCCATCACTGGCGAGCTCTCCCGGAACGAGGAGCTGAAGCTCGGGAAAACCATCCGCGATGCTGCGCTGCGCTACAACCAGACGCAGTTCGAGATCGCCAAAGGCGTCGGCGTCTTGGTGGCCGAGGGCATGGACCCTGCCAAGGCGGAGCGCCAAGCCGCCATGCTCGCCAAGTCGGCTACGGCAACCCGCGCATCGTTTGAAGACCTGGCGCGCATGAACGTCTCGTTCGACCTGCTCGGCGTGAAGAACATGGAGCTGGCGTTCAACCAGGCGGCCAAGGGCGGCAAGCAAGGTTCCTTCGAGTTGCGCGACATGGCTAAGTGGTTCCCGGCATTGGGCGGCATGATGAAATCCCTCGGCGTTGTGGGCAACGAGGCCGTGGTCAACATGGCCAGCCGCCTCCAGATCGCCAGGCGGACGGCCGGTAGCAATGATGAGGCGGCGAACAATTTCAAGAACTTCCTCAGCAAGCTGACCTCGCCAGATACACAGAAGGATTTCGAGAAGGCTGGCATTGACCTCCAGAAGAGCCTGCTGCGTAGCGCGCGGGATGGCCTCGATCCCGTCGAGGCGGGGGTCAATATCATCATGGCCAGGATGAAGGAATCCGCCCCCGGCGCGGCCCTCGAAATGCAGAAGCTGTCCGACCAGCTGGCAAAGATTAAAGACCCGGCGGAACGAGCCGCTGAAATGGAACGTCGGCGGGGCGTGATCGAGGCGCTCGGCCAGCGGTCTGGTCTGGGAGAGCTGTTCCAAGACATGCAGGCCATGTCATACCTACTCGCCGAACTGCAGAACCGCAATGATCTGAAGAAGATCATGGACGAAACCCGGACGGGCATGGGTAAGGGCGGCAAGACCCAGATCGACGAAGACTTCAGACGGCGGATGGAAGGGGCCGGCGAGCAGTTCAAGGCGTTCAAGGTCGGCATGATGGACATCGGCATCACGATCGGCGATGCGCTGCTGCCGCCACTGACCGAGCTGCTCCGGGAAATGCGGCCGGGCATCCAAGCCTTCGGCGACTGGGCCAAGGAACATCCCGGCCTGATCAAGGGCGTCGTCGGCCTGGTCGGCGGCCTGCTAGCGGGCAAGCTCGCCTTCATCGGTCTCCGGTACGGTCTGAATCTGGTGCTCTCGCCGTTCAACGCGCTGGGCACGGCTATGACGTCGCTGTCGGGCAAATGGGCGCTGCTGCGCGCCATGTGGCAGGCCGGCCGCTTCGCCCCGGTGATCGCCGGTCTGCGCGCCTTTGGTGGCGGAGTCATGGCGGTGGGACGCGCGCTGCTGCCCTTCGGCCAGGGGCTGCTGATGACGTTCGTCGGCCCGCTCAAGCTGGCCGTTCAGGCTTTTCTGTGGCTCGGCCGCGCCATGCTGCTGAACCCCATCGGCCTGACCGTGACGGCGATCGGCGCGGCCGCCTACCTGGTGTGGAAGAACTGGGACAAGGTGAAGGGCGCGGTGATGGCCGGATGGAACTGGATGAAGGGGATGAAGAACCAGTTCTTCTCGGCCGGCGCCGACCTGATCAACGGGCTGGTGAATGGCGTCTACGTCCAAGCTGGACGGCGGCCCGCGACAGCATCGTTTCCTTCGGCTCCAGCATCAAGGGCTGGTTCGCCAGCACGCTGGGCATCCAGTCGCCCTCGCGCGTGTTCATGGGCTTCGGCGACAACATCGCGCAGGGTGCGGCGCTGGGTGTTACCCGCTCGGGCGCTGTGGCGGGCCGGGCCGTGGCCGGCATGGCGCTGGCTGCCGCGGCCGCATGGGGCCAGCCGCAACTGGCTGCGCCGCGGTTCGATCCGGCCGTTCTGGCGGGCGCCGGCGAGGCGGGCCGGCGCGGGGCCGCTCCGGCCGGGGGTGTGGTCATTCACTTCTCGCCGCAGATCACGATTCAGGGCGGGGGCGATGCGGCGGCCGTGCGCGGGCAGGTCGATCAGGCGGTGCAGGTTTCGTTTGCCGAGTTCGAGCGGCTGATGAAGCGCTACGAGCATGAGAAGCGCCGCGTCAGCTACGGGAGAAACGCCTGATGTTCGCAGTGCTGGGGGCGATCGAGTTCGACTTGATCACGTATTTCGACGGTATGGAGACGCGCTTCGGCGCGGACTATGCCGAGCATGCGCTGATCACCCGCAAGCCGCGCCTGCAGTTCGTCGGCGACAAGCTCGACGAGGTGCGCATCGACCTGGTGTTTCATGTCAGCTATTGCGACCCGGAGGCCGAGCTGGTGCGCCTGCGCCAGGCGCTGACCAGCCACGACGCGCTCTCGCTTGCATTGGGCAATGGCGACTACAAGGGGCGGTTCGTCATCACCGGCCTGACCGCCACCGGGCGGCACACGGACACCGCCGGTACGCTGCTCGCGGTGGAGGCGAGCATGGAGCTGCGCGAGTTCACCGGCGACCCGGCCCAGCCGCCGGCGCCGGCCGTGCGGCCGGCCGGGCGCCCGTTGCAGGTGCCGTCCCGCGGCGCCCTGGTGGCGGCGCTGCCCGCGAAGGTGCCGGCGACGCCTTCCAGTGCGCTGGCTCGGGCGGTGTCGGGTGCCAAGAGCGCGCTTTCCACGGCTGGCAATGTGCTTGCAGCCGTGTCGGCGGCGCGCAGTCTGGCCGGGAGCGACCTCCTCGGCGCGGTCGCGCGGTTGCCGGGTCTTGTGCGATCGGTGGGGGCGGTGCTGCCGAGTCTGGGTGTCGCCGTCGAAGGGATGGAGCAATTCCAGGGGCTGGCCAACGTGGCGGCCGATGCGGGCCGCGTGGCGCAGGGCGTCTCTCGCGTTCGGCGCGAGGTGGCGTCGGTTTCCGGCGAGCTCTCGGCCGCAATGCCTTCCGATCTGCTGTCCCGTCTGGCCGCGGCCGAGGGCGCCGTGAGCCGGGCCGACGCCGAGTTGCGTCAGGCCACGCTGCCGCTGGCCCGTCTTGCCGCGCAGGCGGCTACCCGTAACGTGTGAGCCCCTGATGTTTCTGACCCACATCACCACCGAGGGCGAGCGTTGGGACTCGATCGCCTGGCGTTACTACCATGACGTGACGAAGATCCCGCTGCTGGTGGAGGCGAACCCGCAAGCGCCGATCCGCGACACGCTGCCCAGCGGGCTGACGCTGTTCGTGCCCGTCATCGAGCTCGACGAGGCAGCCGCCATCGAGGAGTTGCCGCCGTGGAAGCGATGAACCCCGTGCCGGCGTCGGCATTCGAGTTGAGCTACAACGGCCGCGCCATCACGCAGGACATTGCGCCTTACGTGGTGTCGGCCACCTACACCGACCACCTGACGGGAGAGGCGGACAGTCTCGACATCGAGCTCGAGGATACGGACGGACGCTGGCTGGACCGCTGGTATCCGGAGAAGGGCGCGAGCCTGCTCTTCAAGTTCGGTTATCGCGACGCGCCGCTGATCTCGGCCGGGCGCTTCGACGTCGACGAGCTGGAGCTGGCCGGGCCGCCTTCGACGGTGCGCATCCGGGGGCTTGCTGCCGGCGTGCAGGATGCGGTGCGTACGCGCAAGCCTCGGGCCTACGAGCGGACAACCCTCGCTGCGATCGCCGCGAGGGTGGCGCGGCGGAACAAGATGACGCTGGTGGGCAAGATCGAGCCGCTGCAGATCGACCGCGTGACGCAGTACCAGGAGAGCGACCTGCCCTTTCTGCAGCGCCTGGCCAGTCAGTACGGCTATGCCTTCAAGGTGACCGAGAACAACTCGCGGCTGGTGTTCTGGAAGATGGCCGATCTGCACGTGCAGAAGGCTATCCGCCGCTACGCACCGCTGGACCTGGCGAGTCTGGGGTTTTCGCGACAAGGTCTCCGAGGTGCCCGCTGCGGTCGAGGTGATGCACCACAATCGCCAAGACCAAGAAGCTCGTGGTGTATGGCGTGAAGGACGGCGAAACCACGATCGTCGGCAGTACCGCGGCCGGCAAGGCCGCCAGCGCCGATACGGTGAAGGTGACACGCCGCGCGCCGAGCAAAGCCTCGGCCGAGGCTCAGGCCAAGGCCGAGATGGAGCGCAGGCTGCTCGATCGCACCAGTGGCGAGGTTAGCCTCGAAGGTGACCCGGCTCTGGCGGCCGGGGCCAGCGTCGAGCTGGTCGCGTTTGGCCGGCTCGCGGGCGTCTATCTCATTACGCGCGCGACGCACTCGATTACGCGCAGCGCGGGCTACACGACGCAGCTCGAACTGAAACGGGCGGCGCCACCGGCGTCGCGAGCGACATGAACGAAACTTTTCTTGAATCGGCGCCGACGCTGAAGTTCGGCACGGTGAGCGCCAGCCGCCCGGGGTTCGCCCGCGTGCGCCTGCCAGACGCCGGCAACCTGCGCACCATGTGGCTGCCGATCGCCTATCCGAAGACGCAGGACGACGAGTGCTACTGGACCTATGATCCGGGTGAGCAGGTCGCCGTGCTGCTGGACGCGCAGGGCGAGGACGGGGTGATTCTCGGGGCGGTCTTTTCCGATGCGGATACGCCTCCGGTGACGAGTCCCGACAAGTTCGGCGTGCGCTTCAAGGACGGCGCCGAGCTCGAATACGACCGCGCCACGCATACGCTGACCGTGCGCGGCGGCGTTCAGAAGGTGGTCGTCGAGGTCGGCGCGACCATCCTGCTGCAGGCGGGCTCCAAGGTGACCATCGACGTGCCGGAGGCCGAATGCACCGGCAATCTGCTCGTCAAGGGCAAGCTCACCTATCAGGGCGGCATGGCGGGCTCGGGCGTCGGCGGCGCCGCGGCGGTGATCACCGGTAACGTCCAGGTTGATGGTGACGTTGCCGCGTCGGGCGCGATCATGGACGGCGGCGGCAACAGCAACCACCACAGCCACTAGACGGCAAGCGTCTTTAAACCTCGTTAATATCCCCCGCGGCCGGGCGTGGCGATCATGTCGCCATGACCCGGCTTGCTGACATCCAATCCCTGCACTGGCAACCCGCCCTCGGCGGTGACGGCGTCGTCGAAAACCTCGACGACCTCGCTCAGGCCATTCAGGTGATTCTGCGCACCCCCAAAGGCAGCGATCCGCTGCGGCCGGAGTTTGGTTCCGACCTGCATCGGTATCTCGACTATCCCATTCACCGTGCCCGGCCGCATGTCGTGCGCGAGAGCGTCGAGGCTATCCGTCGCTGGGAGCCGCGCGTCGCGGTCGAGCGCGTGGAGTTCTACTTGGTCGATGTCTCCCATGCTGCCATCCGCGTGGTGTGGCGCCTGGCTGACGGAGTCGTCGGTTCGACGGAGGTCAGGCTGTGAGCACGTTGCCGCAGTTCGTGCCCGACGACAGCCAGGTCGTCACGCAGGAGCTGATCGCCGCCTGGGAGGCGATGACCGGCAAGACGCTGTACCCCGGTCAGATCGAGCGCCTGCTGATCGACCTGATCGCATACCGGGAAACCTTGGTGCGCACGGCGATGAACGACACCGGCCGGCAGAACCTGGTGGCATTCTCGCGCGCGCCGATGCTGGATTACCTGGGCGAGCTGGTCGGTGTCATTCGGCTGCCCGCGCAGAGCGCGCGCGCCACGGTGCGCCTGACCTTTGTTGCCCCGCTGGTCGCTGCACTGCCCATCCCGGCCGGCTTCCGGGTCGAGACCGCGAACGGCATCCAGTTCCAGACCACCGCCGCGTTGCTCGCCGCCGCTGGCAGCGCCTCCATTGACCTGACCGTCCTGGCTGTCGAGCCGGGCGGCGCCGGTAACGGCTACCTGGCTGGCCAGGTGAATGCCCTGGTCGATGATCTCGGCGTCGATGTGGCCAGCGTGGCCAACCTGGGCGTTACCTCGGCCGGCGCCGATGAGGAAAGCGACGATCGCCTGCGCAGCCGCATCAAGCAGGCCCCGGAGAGTTTCAGTGTCGCCGGCAGCCGCCTCGCCTACCGGCACCACGCCATGGGCGCGCACCAGAGCATCGTCGATGTGGCGGTGCTGTCGCCTACGCCTGGCGTGGTGCGCCTGTACCCGCTGACCGACACCGGTCTGCCGGGCGCGGACATCCTTGCCGCGGTGGATATTGCCTGTTCGGGCGAGAAGGTGCGGCCGCTCTGCGACGACGTCGAGGTGCTGGCGCCGACCGAGGTGACCTATACGCTGAGCGCTCGGCTTGCGTTATATCGCGACTACGACGCCGCCAGCGTGCTGGCAGCAGCGCAGGCGCGTGCGGTGGCCTTCACGGCGGCGCAAGCTGCGACCTTGGGGCGCGACATCGTGCCCAGCCAGATCATCGCCGCGTTGTCGGTCCCGGGCGTGTACCGCGTCGACCTGCTGTCGCCGGCGAGCACGCTCGACGTTGCGGCGGGCGACTGGGCGCACTGCGTTGCGCTCGACGTGCAGCTGGCGGAGCGCAGCGATGGCTGATGCTGTTGCGCCGATCCTCGCGCAAGACCCCGTCTTCGGCCCGCTGGCGCAGCTCACCGAGCGTCTGACTGGTCTCGATACCACCAGGCTGCTGATCTATCTGGTCGATCTGGTCGAAGCCGATGCGCTGCCGTTCCTCGGCGAGCAGTTCCACGTCATGGGCGGCGAGGGCTGGGATGTCGCCGACGACGACGCGGCGCGACGCGCGTTGATCAGGTCGGCGATCGAGCTGCACCGCTACAAGGGCACGCCGTGGGCGGTCAAGCGTGTGCTCGCGCAGTTGGGCATCGACGTTGAGCTGCTCGACCAGCGCGCACAGCGTGGCATTTACGCGACGCTCGACCCGGCGCGCCTCGACGGTGCGTGGGCGCTCGATGGCGCGCGCAAGATCGTCCCGCTCGAAAGTCTCACCGGCGTACCGCAGATCCAGCACTGGGCGCAGTTCATCGTTCGACTCAACCTCGCCGAGATCGCCCGTCCGGCGCTGATCGAGCGCATGCGCGCGCTGGTCGACGAGTGGAAGCCGGCGCGCTCGTGGCCGATCTACACGTACTGGCTGCGCATCGCTTTCGACGTCGAACTGGGTGTGCAGTCGCACGCCGTCATGCAAAAGCGCATCGCCGCACGCTACCCGTGGTGCGGCCGCGTGGTCAGCGACCGCACCGATGCTGCGTGGCGGCTCGGCGTCGACGGGCAGCCTGCGAAGCTGCCCGCGCCGTTCGGAACATTCGCGCTCGGCCGCCGCTACGGCGAGTCGGTCGACTGGCGGCTGTCGGGCTGCCGCGTGGGCAGCCGCGCGGTGCTGACCAGCCGCTCCGCCGTGTCCATGTGGCCCCGCGAGACGTTGCCCGCGGAGCGGACGCTTCGCACGCCCGACCCGGTCAAGCTGTTCCGGCGCGTGCGCCGCCTCGACGGCTCTTGGCGCATCGGCGTGCCGGTCAAAGTTGGCCGCTTCGACCTCTCCGGCGCGACGCGCCTGCCGCGCCACCCGATGTTGCAGACCAACCGCTTCGGCGAGTTCCGGCTCTACGAGCCGGCGCGCGACATTCCCGATCCGCGCCCGGCGCGGCTGTCCCTGTCCGGCCGCTGGCGCCTGGGCGGGCCGGTCAGTCCGGGCTTCCGCATCCAATCGACGAGGGTATCCAACCGTGGCTGAGACCATCCAGGCAAACGCCTATCGCCGCCGCATCGCAAAACACATGGCGGACAACAGTCCGCTGCCGCCCTTCGCCTTCATCGCGTTCGGCGACGGCGGGCACAACGCCGACCTGACGCCCAAAGTGCCGGACCCCGACGCGGCGGGCCTCGCCCACGAGGTGATGCGCAAACCGCTTGCGAGCATCACTCAGCCGACGCCCTACCTCGTCGAGTGCGCCGGCCGGATCGAGCCCGGAGAGCTGACCGGCGTTTACGTCTCCGAGGCCGCGCTGCTCGACGCCGACGGGCAGATCGTCGCCCTCAAAACGTTCGCGCCCAAGATCCGCGAGGCCGACGAGATGTACCAGGTCTTCATCGAACCCCGTTTTTAATCCGGAGCAGCCATGCCTCTACCTAACCCGAATATCACCCCGATCCCGAACAACGAACCCGACGCCGTCCCGTCGCTCTGGAACATCCGCTACGCCGAGATCGACGCCAACTTCGGCAATCTCGACCAGCGCCAGTCCGCGGCCGAAACCGAGCTCGCCGCGGCGCGCGCAGGCGAAGCGAGCCTCGGTGACATCATTGACGCCATCGTCACCCAGATCGGCGGCATTTCCGGCACCCTGAACGGCCTGGCCTCGCCCACGTCGGTACAGAATGCCGTCACGCTGGACTGGCTGTACCGTAACCGCCGCATCGCCTTCGAGCTTTTCGCGGCCGGCTACAACCTGCAAAACCACCTGGGCGTTTCCGTCACCAGCGGCATCATGGGCGACGACTCCCTGGACATCGCCGATACCAGCGGTGTGAAAGTCGGCGAAGACTATCTTCTGTCCGATGCGACCGATACCGCCCTGGTGCGGATCACCGCGATTCACTCCGGTACGCGCCTGCGCCTGGCGGCCAACCTGTCCCGCAACTGGGGCGCTGGCGCCAAGCTGACCGGCTCCACGCTCGTTGCCCGCGCAGAAGGCGGCGTCGATGGCGCTATCGGCGGCCAGTGGGTATCGCGTGCGCTC